GCGCCCGCGAGACCCATGCCGAAGAGCTGCTGCAGGAAGCTCGGCTTCGGCATCTTCGTGGTCGTCGTGCCTTCCGACGTGCCACCGAGACCGGCGGTGGGCTGCACGAGGCCGGCATAGAGCCCGAGCTGCTTCCAGGGTGCGCCCTGCGTCTCGTCGAAGATCTCGCGTTCGCTATCGAGAGCGTTCTGCCGCGCCTCGTCCTGCGCTGCGCCGACGGCGCCGACGGTGCGGCCGCCGCGCTCCAGAGCGTCGAGAATGGTCGGCACCTGACCTGCCGCGGCAAGCCCGGCCGCACGGTCGCCCTGTGCCGCCGAGAGCAGCGTGCCGGCTTGGGTGAGGCGGCGGGTGATGTTGTCGGCGTCGAGACCGGCGAGCGTGGTCTCGCCCGCCAGCGAGTCCTTGAGTGCGCCCTGCGCGAGCCCGGCGCCGGTGGCCGCGATATTCGCGTTCCCGGTGTTCACGCCTGCGACCGTCGAGAGCAGGCTGCCGGCGAGCCCGGCGCGCGCGTTGCCCGCCGCGTCGATCGCCGAGGCGGCCGAGGCCTGCCGACCGCGCTCCGCCTCGTAATCATCGTAGCGCAGCTTTGACCCGATCCCGGCCACGGCATCGGCGGTCGCGCCGGCGAACCGGCCCGAGCCGTAGCGGCCCGAGGCCGAGAAGGCCTGCGCCACCTTCGTGGCCGCCTCGTTGCCGGACCGCGAGATGATCTCATCGAGGTAGGGATTCGCCCCGCCGAGGAACTTGCCGTCGGCCACATCCTGGAGCGAACGCTGAGTCTGGCTGGTGCCGGTGGCGAAGTCGCCCGCGAGCCCGGCCACCGGCGCGGTGTCCGTCGCGTAGGCGCCGCCCGCCATCTTCGCTCCGGTGGTGGAGGCGATGTTGCCCGGATCGGAGAGCTTCGAGACCGCTCCACCGACGCCCGCGGTGCTCACGGTCGGGTCGATCCCGCCGAAGCCGGCCACGGCCTGCTGCGTGGCCGCCGTGGTGCCGCCGGAGCGCGCCAGACCGCCGACGAGGTCGTTGGCCGCCCCCGCAGTCGCGGTGCCGGTGGTGGCGGCATCCTTCAGCATGTCGAGGCCGGCGAGCGTGTCGGACCCGAGCCCGGCGACCCGCTGCCCGCCGTAGACCTGTGAGCCGACGCCGGACTGATAGGCCTTCGTGGCGCCGCCGAGGATCTCGTTCAGCGCCGGGACCGCCGGAGCCCACGGCTCCGTCTTCTGGCTCTGCTGCTGGGTCGTGGTGTTGGAGCCGCCGCCGCCGGGCATGGTCAGAGATCCTTCACGAGGGAGACGAGGGGGCGGCGGCGATAGCCGAGGAAGACGCGCTCCCAGCCCGGGCGGCCGCAGAGGCGGATGCTCTTGGCGCCGTGGAACCGGGCCCACGCCTCGAAGTCGGGGATGACGTGCTTCCAGGCGGCGAGAGAGCCGCCGCCGGCCGCGACGAGTTCGCAGGCGGTAGAGCCGTCGGCCTGGAGGCAGAAGCGGGCCACCGCCGCGGCGAGGATGCGGGGACCGTCGCAGGTCAGGAGGAGGCGGGCTCGGTGACCCTCGCACTCGGCCCGCAGGGTGTCGGTCGAGATGTCACCGACGCCGCGCTGGCAGGCACGACGGAGGTGCCCCTCGACGAGGGGCCAGAGGAGCCCGACCGCGTCCATGGGGGCGGCGTAGAAGCGGATCACGGTCTCCGAACCTCGAACCGGACCCGGCGCCCCTCGCCGCCCGGCGCATGGCCGAGCACGAAGAAATTGCGGGCCGCCTCCTGGAGGAAGATGCCGGCGGCGGCTGCGCCCGCGTCGAGCGGTGCGAACGTCACCAGCGCGCCGGGCACGCAGAGCCGGGACTCGATGCGGGTTGCCGTACCGGCGCCGAGCACGGCGTCATCGCGCGCGATGGCGTTGGTCGCCCCCTCCGCCATATCGCGCAGCGCCGCGACGATGCGCAGGAGATTGGTCTCGCCGGGAGGGGGCAGGTTCATCGCGAGCCGTCCCGCGTTGCATCGGGTTCGACCCCGACGGCATAGGTCCAGTCGGTGCCGGCCGGGATCCGGATGCGGGCGCGGTGGTAGCGCGCCGACACCCGGCAGGGGGCGAAGCGCTCCACCGTCGGGTCCGTCTCCGGCTTGTAGGCCACCTGATCGGCGCGCTTCAGCGTCTCACGACCGCCAACGGCGATCCGCCAGTCGTCGGCATCCGTGTCGAGCCGGACACCACGGACGAAGGCGCGGTCCGGCCGAAACGGCATGATGTCCGCCGTCTCGATCAGGGCCTCCAGCGGGGCGCCGGTCAGCAGGGCGAGGCGGTTGTCGGCGGTGATGTAGCCGAGCGCGGGAACGCCGCCGGCATAGCTCGGATCGTCGAACGAGAGCTGGCCGGGGTCATCGACCGAGCCGGCAATCGAGTCGATCGACACCGCCGGGGTCGCCGCGGCAAGGCCGGCCCGCAGCGTCACCGTGATCGGACCCGTCCACCGGTCGAGGAGCCAGTCGTAGAGCAGGGCCTCGCCGAGGAGGCTCGGATCGGAGGTCGGCGCACCCTTCAGGCGGTAGGCGAACAGGATCCGCGGTCCGGTGGCATCGCGGATGGCGACCGTCGCGCCGATCCGGTTCGGGTCCACCCGATCGAGGAAGGTGCGGTTCACCCGCTCGGCGCCGATCGGCACCGAGGCGCTGCCGGCGTAGGGGAAGGCGTGGAAGCCGTCGCGGTCCACGAAGAACACGCGGGGACCGGCCCGGACCGCGGCGGAGGGCGAGACCGAGCCGCGGTTCTCCTCGAGCAGCGAGAACGACAGGACGCTTGCGCCACCCGAGACGTCGAGCCGCCGAACCGTGCGCTCCTGCAGCACGAGACCGAACTCACCGCCGACCACGGCCGTCACCGCCCCACCATCGGGGAAGGCCTGGATATCGCCGTCGTGGCCGTTTTGCTGACCGAGCGGCCAGGACTCGGGATTGCCGATGTCCGACCACTGCACCGCACCGCGGTCGTCGGCGAGACCGCCGAGCACGAGGTATTCACGCACCACGGCAACGTGGCGGGCTCGCGGCGGCGGGAAACCGCTCGACGCGCCGAGATCCCGGAAGGCGGCACCGCTGTCCACGTCGATGACCTGCGGCGGGGCGCCGAGATGCACCGCGACCAGCAGCGAGCCGTACAGGGCGAAGGACCAGCTATCGTCGGCCGGCATCCCGTAGGCCCGCGACGGGTTCGAGACGTCGGTCCAGCCGCCCGTGCCGTTCGAGCGGTAGAGCCGCGAACCGGTGCCGGCGAAGAAGATCGGCACGCCGAAGAGCGGGCTCGTCACGGTGACAGCGCCGCGGCACAGGTCGGGCAGCGGATCCGTGATCGTCTCCGGCCCGGGCAACGGCGCGTAGCCGTCGGCGCGGGGAATGACGTTGCGGGCGACCGCGCAGACCGACGCGTCGATTGACGCCACGTCCGGCGCGTAGGGCGCCAGCGGAACGCGGGGCAGCGGCGCGGCCATGTCAGCCGACCGCCTGCGCCGCCATGGTCTCGGCCGCGGCAACCGTCGGGCGCGCGGTGCGGGCGGCGGTCTTCTGGGTATCGGCCTGGCCGAAGATCGCGCCGAGACGCTCCTTCACCAGCCCGAGCCACTGCGCCGACTTCTCCTCGTCCTTCTGGAAAAGGGCCGCCTCCATGAGGGTGCCGTAGAGGTAGACCTCGGGCGCCTTGGTGATGAGCCAGTTCTTCGGCACCGCTTCGGTCAGGGCCGGGATGCGGCTGTAATAGGTCATCTCCAGCTTGCCGGCGGCGGCGGGCATGACGCGCACCCGGCCGGCGAGCACGGTGTAGAACTGCGCCGGGCCGTTCGGGCGGTGCCGGGTGCGGAACTCGGGGGAATCGGCCTCGACGTAACGCAGCATGAGAGGCCGCTGCGGGCTGCCGGCGGGCGGCGTCCACTCGACCGCGACCCAATCAATAAAATCGCCGGGCACGTCGATGCCGCCTGCAGCGAGATCCTTCAGGCCGGTGGACTTGTGCATGTCCACGACCTTCAGGTCGGTGTTGAACCGCCCCTCGGCCTGCTGGATGAAGATGCGCGCGTAGGTCTGGAGATCGCCGCGGGCGAGATACTCCTCCACCGCCGCCACGAGGGACGGGTAATCCGTGATGGGATCGGCCATGCGGGCGGGCTCCGGTCAGAGGTAGGAGGCCTGGATCTGGCCGGACGACGCGATGACGTTGGAGCGGCCCCGAAGGCGGCGCTCCTCATCGGCGACGAGAAGGGCCTGCGCCTGTGCGAGGGACGGCTTCGACAGGCTGTTGAGCGCGAGATGCCGCTTGGCCCACGCGGCAATCAGCGAGCCGGCCTCGTCGGTCCAGGCGTTGCCCTCGTCGAACGCGGGCGCCGGCAGCAGGACGTGCGCCTTCAGGCGGACGGTCCACGCGCCCGACGGCACCGGCCAGAGCCGAATGCCCTGGTCGAAGTAGGAAAAGGCGCAAGGGCGCGCCGGGCCGGCCGGATCGTCGAGACGCTCGATCTCGGTCTCAGGCATCCGCCGCAGGACAGCGGTCTGCTCGTTCTCGATCAGCACAGCGCTGTCGATGGCCAGCAGGTTCGGGATCTCGTCCCGGTCGCCGCGCCCGTAGAGATCGGTGCCCGGCAACGTCTGGAACGTCAGCGAGCGCTCGTTGAAGAAGAACCGGACCGGCTGGTAGTGCCGGATGGCCCGCTCAACCGCCTTCGCGACCTGTACGCCCAGATCCGCTCGCTCGATGTCGTCCTCGATTTCCGCGATCAGCTCGGCGAGCGTCGATCGGCCCTGATTGTCCGGCATCGGCGTCGCTCGGCTGTGGCGCGGGAGGAGGCGACGGCGGGGCGCTGGGCTCCGCCGTCAGGACCGTGGCGGCTGCGAGATGCAGCCACGCGAGGGCGGACATCAGCCGTCGTTGTTCGGGGTGTAGAAGAACACGAGCGTCGCGGCGCCCGCGGCCGGAGCGCCCGCAATCGTGCCGTAGAGCGTGGTGTCGGCCGCGAGCGGGCCCTTCAGGGTGGCGGTGTCGGGACGCTTGGCACCCGCCGCAGTCACGGCGGAGTCGGCCGCGGCCACGATGTCGTTGCCGCCCGGGGCCGAGCCGACGACGAGCGAGGCGCCGTCCGAGAACGCGGTGGTGACGAGGACGAGGGTCGCGGTGATGAGCGCGCCCTCCGGCAGGGAGGCCGGCATCACGAAGGAGCCGTTCACGAAGGTGACGGAGCGGCGGACGTAGTGGACTTCCTGCTCGCGGTACTCGCGGGCAGCCGGGTTCACCGGGGGGACGTTGGTGGCCATGGTGGGCCCTCTCTCAGATCAGAACGGAAGAGGCGCGCGGAGCCGAGGCCCCGCGCGAGGTTCATTCAGGCGGGGAGGGCCGCTTAGGCGTCGGCCGGCTTGGCGTAGGTCGGAATGACGACGGTGCCGAAGTCGTCGCCGTTGTAGGTCGTCTTCTTCAGACCCCAGATCGCCCAGGCCGAGACCTCGAGGTTGCGCTTGTGGTCGAGCAGCTCCTCGTTCCAGCGGTACCGGGTGTCACCGCCGGCCTTGCCGTAGGCGATGGTGGCCGCCTGCGCGCCGAGCAGCACGGCGCGGCGGGTGTTCGCCACCGCGTTCTGGCCGTTGGCCGAGACGCCCTGCGTGATGTCCTGCGCCTCGCGAAGGATGACGCCGTTGTACTCGCCGAGCGCACCCGAGAAGATCGGGGACTTGCTCGACTCCATGCCGGCCATCGCCGCCTTCTGGATGTCGAGCCACTGGCCGGTCGCCGTGTTGGTGCGCAGCGAGGTGACCTGCTCCGAGGCGAGATAGAGGATGTAGAACTTCTTCCCGTTCACCACGACGGGACGGATCATCACCTTCTTGCCCTGGCCGCCGGTCTTCGCCAGTTCGACGGCGCGGTCGATCAGGTCGAGGGTGAAGATGTCGCCGGCCACGAGGGCGCCATCGTCGGCACGGTTGTTCGGACGCAGGATGCGACCTTGCGACGGGGCGGTCACCACGTTGTTGGCGGTGAACTTCTTGCCGAGCGCGTTCGCCGGGGTGAAGCCGCAGACGTGGTTGAAGAACGAGACCGTCTTGCGGGTCTGGAACCAGTCGGCGAGGCCGGAGCGGGCCTGCTCACGCAGGTTGAAGGGCACGCGCTGCTGATCGATCGTGTTCTCGGACTTCACGCCGACGACGTGGCCGAGTTCGTCGATGGTCACCTTGTCGGAGTTGGTGCCGAGCTGCTCGCCATTGCCCTCGGCGACGTCCGAGGACGAGAAGCCGGCGCCCTTGAGCTGCATGCGCAGGCCGAAGGTGAGCTGATCGCCGTTGCCCTTCTTGGTGTCCTCCTTCTCCTGGATCACGGAGGCGTCGGAGGTGCCGATCAGGGGATCGATGTCGATGGACTTGTTGGCCTCGACGGCGAGCTTCTTCGACCACAGCTTCACAGCCATCGGGTCGTTCTGGGCGAACGCGGTGTAAGTCATGGGGTGGCCTCTGCGGGCTGGGATTCCGTTGGGGAGGGTGCGTGCGGGCGTGTCGTCGCCGCGCGGACGGAAGCCGGGCCCCAGGTGACCGTGGGGACGGTGTGACGGGAGCCGATACGGGGCTCAGCCGGAGGCAC